TTACCGTAATTAAACTAATGGAGGTATGCCTTGTCGACTAGAGATATAACCGAAGGTAGAGGCTCTGCAACTGCCAACATTGGTCGTTCTATTGCCGTTGACTTAGGTATTGTTTCATCTACTTCTACTTGGCAGAACACCAATGAGTCATACGATGTTGCAGTAGGTGGACTTCCATTCTTCTATGCTATCAGCGATGCTCGACCATACATTCGTCAAACTGCACCATTCCGTAAGGAACAGTCAGATATTGGAGCAGAACCTGGTGAGCAATCACTTACTGGTTGGTGGCTAAGAAGCCAGTCTTCTTTCCATAATGGTACTGGCATAAAGTTCTATGACCCATCTGCTGGTGAGACTGTCAACTATCGTTTTGCTGACTCAGACAATGTAGATGTGTGGACTAAAGGACAGGTAACTCTGCTTAAAGAGACAACTAATACTGTTAGCAGTGGTATCTATCAACTTATCTCTGGCGTTTCTGGTGGTACTGATGTAGTAGTCTCATACATTCCAGGTAGCACAACACTTAAAGATATTAAGGCTGATGCTACTACTCTCACTACATATGCTACAACTGCATCTGCAATAGTAGATGTAGTTAGTAATGGAACTACATTATTCATTGCTAATGCAACTCGCATTTACTATCAGACAATTGGTGCAACTGGTGCATTAAACAACCATTACAGTACTGGTACTGCTGCAGTAAAAATGGGTTGGGTTAAACAACGACTTGTTGCTGGCATTGGTGCATCTATCTATGAACTAACTGGTGCCCTTGGCACTACTACATTACCTACTGCTATCTACACACACCCTAATGCTGGTTGGACTTGGACATCTATCTCTGAAGGTGGCTCTGCCATTTATGCTGCTGGCTATGCTGGCGGTACTTCTGCTATCTATAAGTTTACTCTATCTACTGCTGGTGTAATGCCTACCCTGACATCAGGGATTGTAGCAGCACAACTGCCTATTGGCGAAATTGTTTACAAAATTGAGTCTTACCTTGGAATGCTGATGATTGGCACCAATAAAGGTATGCGTGTGGCTACTATCTCAGATGGAACTAGTGCTGGTGACTTGTCTTATGGTCCGTTGATATTTGAGGATAGTACTGGAACAGTTAAACCATTACAACGTGACTTTGCATTCCGTGATAAATATGTCTGGGCTACTGGCACAGTTGGTGGCTATGCTGGTTTATATCGTGTTGATTTAGGTGTAGAGATTGAAACATTACGCTTTGCCTATGCTAAAGATGTCTACCTTAGTACTGCTACTGGCTATGCCACTACTGTAGATTTTATAGGTAATAGCAATCAGATAGCATTTACTACATCAGGTAGTAACGGCATAGTTATACAATCAGACACAGTCTTATCAACAACTGGCTCTATAACTACAGGCAAGATTAGATTTTCTACCCTAGAACCTAAAAACTTTAAACGTCTTATTGGACGCGGTTCATTTACCGCTGGTGAGTTTACCCTATCATCTCTTGCTACAGGTACATCTGGTATTGATACACAGTATGACCATATCACTTATAACTCAGGTGTAAACGCAGTAGAAGTAACAACATCTCAACCTGAAGTAGCCCAAGAGTTTCTTGCATATAAGTTTACATTATCGCGTGATACTACAGATACTGCTACTGGTCCTACCTTTAAGGGGTACCAGTCTAAAGCAACTATTGCTACGCCACGTCAGCGTATGATTAAGTTTCCCGTATATTGTTTCGATGTAGAAACTGATAGATATAACACCGTAGTTGGCTATGAAGGTAGAGCATATGCTCGTATCCAACTACTAGAAGAGATTGAAAAGACAGGTGACGTGCTCACCTGGCAAGACCTGACAACAGGAGAATCACAGCAAGCAGTAATAGAACAAGTCACATTCACCCGTATGACACCGCCCGATAAACGATTTTCTGGTTTTGGTGGCATCATAGATATCACCGTAAGGACAGTTTAATGCAACTTAAAGATTATCTAACAGTGGCAGTTGCCATTATAGCAATCTTCTCAGCAATTGGTGGCGGTATCAGGTGGATGGTTAAACATTATCTTAATGAACTCAAGCCTAATGGTGGTAGTTCTATAAAGGATTCTATGAATCGTATGGAAATACGCATAGATGAACTATACAAATTGGTAGCAAAGAAATGAGTACTATTATACCTCTACCTGCATGGGAAGTAGTAAGTCCTACCATTGAAGAAGAGGGATTTGATTGGGATGATGATGAATAGACATGAAGTAATTACAATTGCTAGAGAACAAGTTGGCAGAACTGAGACTCCAGTTAACAAAACTATCTATGGCAAATGGTATGGATTAGATGGGCAACCTTGGTGCGCTATGTTTGTTTCCTGGGTCTTTATGAAGGCTGGGGCTACTAGCCTTATCAACCAGTCTCCTAAAGGGTTTGCTGGTTGTGAGTCCTTTGAGGTTTGGGCTAAGAAGAATAAGATGACTGTTCCTGTCAAGCAGGTAGAACCTGGAGATATACTTCTATTTGATTTCAATAAAGAAGGTAAGTCAATCCATACTGGTATAGCACTTGGGTATAACGTACATACCCACTTGATAGATACCATTGAAGGCAATACATCTGGAAACTCTACTGGTTCACAAGCCAATGGAGACGGCGTGTTTATCAAGCATCGAGCACCATCTACTGTACGTTGTGTCGTAAGACCCAAATGGGTAGCCTAATAATAGGAGAACGAATGGACATAAATAAACTAAAGCAAATAGGACTAACATATTTACGTGCGGCAGTAGCAGTTGCTGTCGGTCTTTATATGAGTGGTCAAAGTGACCCAAAGATTTTGGCTAATGCTTTTATTGCTGGACTAATCGGACCAATTCTCAAGGCACTTGACCCATCAGCAAAGGAATTTGGTAGAGGCTCAAGCGACTAGACATACCCTTTTAAAGCCTTCCAAGGCACCATAGAGACTAGAAACCCCCACTCAGGTACAGTTACTGTACTTGGTGGGGGTCTTTTCTAATTTACGGAGGGTCTCCACTCATTGAGGTTGCTTAATAGGGAGATGGGTATGATGTTCAATTGCTTTCTAATCTGTCTACGGTTGTCAACCGTCATGCCTGCCCAGTATCCATCTACCTCATGTTTGATGGCATAGTCACTACATTGCACCTTGACTGGACACCCACTACATATCCTTTGGATGAGATTCTTTTCTGTATACACATGGCTACCATCTGTTGTAAACCATAAGTCTGTCTCAGTGCCACTGCATGCTGGTACGCTGTCCCATACTGGGTATGTCATCTAAAATCTCTCCAGTCACTGTGCATAAGTTTATTTTTAATATGTGATTCTAATAATTCTTTTAATTTTTTCTCTGAATGAAAGGTAATTGTCATACCACACTTACATGTTATTGAATAGAGTGGGGATTGTTGATGTCTTTCAAAATGATTTTGAAGCACTTATCCTCCTGTTGAATAGAACCCTGTACCATTAAACTTAATGGCAGGCACTGACCATATACGAGTCATAGTGGTACCACAAATGGTACAAGCGGGAAGGGCGGAGTCATTTGTTTCTAGTACTAGGTTGCATACTTCACATTTAAAATCATATAAAGGCACGGCTATACACACTCCATTTCATCAGGCTCATCATCTATAGGTGTAGGTGCAGTTGTAGTTGTGCCGCACTCGATACATTCTTGTGTCAACCCATACCAGCCTACTGCCCTAGTTTCTTCATCCCACATAACTATGATGCGGAACATCTTGCATCCACATATGCAAGCGAATGTAGGTATACCTGTTAAGTCATTCATCACTATCCGATAGTACTCGCCAACCACCAAGATTATTTATTAAAGATGTGATTGCACGTTTTACTTTCATGCGTGCTCCATCTGAAGTTGTATCCCAATCCTTTGCCAGTGTTGACCACTCGGCTAGTTCATTACTAAAGCGTAGTCGTAGTATGTTTTGTTTTGCTTCGGTAAGTTTATAAAATGCTGATGCTATATCTGACCTTAGTGATAACCAATTCATACCATCTGAAATCTCACCCTTAGTAGGTTTAAAATTTAAATCTTTAATCTTAGTTGGTATCTCATAACTTTCAGATACAATAGAAGGAAGGAAAGCCTCAACTACAGAAGCATCATAGTAATATAAATCTGATATGTCATAGCCTGATTTTTTTGCTTTCTCATTCTGACAATACTTTAATGCTGCATTGCGTAATGACTTGGCTATCAATCTGTCTTTATCTTTTTGTTCTAACTCTGACCACTCTTTATACTTAACAGTATGAGAAAGAAACCATACCCATAACTCTTGTGCTATATCATTTGCTTCTACCATCTGGTATTTTTTGGCATAGTCTGCACTAAGTTGCTTGACCATGCCCATATATTCTTCTATATAGTTATTGGTCACGGCAGAAGAATATCTCCATTGATGATGGGGACAGTATACGGTGCTACTTTTGAGCCTTCTTGTACTAGGATTCCAAAGCCTTGTTGCCAGTTGGCACCTGATGTTAAGTAACTAGCCTGTTTTATATCCATCATGTGACCAACTTCTAATCCAAATAAAGTTTTAGTCTTACCATATAATCCTGTTGTCTCATGCTGGAGTCCTAGTCTATGCGTGTGTCCACACACAAAAGACCTGCCTAGTTTTTTTGCTAGTCCTAATGCTGTACTGCCTGCTACTCTGTTAAGAGAACCTTCATCACCATGTCCCATTACCCAACCAGGTAACAGTTCATGCATACGATGCAAGTATGTAATACCTAAATCTTCATAGCCAAGTAGTTCTTCAATCTTGAGTGAGTCAAGACTAGCAAATGCTGGTGCATACTTACGTATGTATGTGTCTATTCTGTCAGTATGATTGGAACGTTGAATAATAAATGGTTTGTTTCCTAATGCTGTTCTAAATGCTGACATAATTTCTTTTGTCATATCAATACTATCTTGTAATGTATTTGCATACTCACCTATCATGCCTTTGTTCCAACGGCTAGGTTCGGGTGCATCTAGTTCATCACCTACACACCAGAGTTCATCTGGTTTATAGTCACGAACAAATTCTAATACTGCTGATACAGCCTTATCATCTTGATATGGTATCTGTAAGTCACTGAGAACAACAATCCGCTTCACACTTAGGCTCCATCTGTACGCCTGCCCATTGTCCACGTTGGACTAGTAGCCCAATGATTGCATAGTTTGCTATGTCTATGAGTGTATCTTCAATTGATTCATACTTCGGCGTGTCGCTATCCCCAAGGTGAGCAAGCCGTGCCAACTTGTCATACATCCGTACACGTAGCCCATTCATTGCCCCACCTGGGGCACTTGCTATATTCATGGGACCATAGTCTTGATGTTTCTTATATAAGATTGTAAGTAATTCTATTGTGATTTGCTTGGCATCTTCAAGGTTTTTCATTGAGTATATCCTTAAGGTCGGTGTCAAAAGACTTCATTGATTCTCTGACTGCTAGTTCTTCTAGGATAGTAGCACCCTCACCTGACCTAGATGCCATGAACATGGCAGCCAAGGTGAGTAGTAGATACTGTGCTTCTTCTTGGTTGTCCTTGTTTACTTCATATATATCTCTGATTATTTCCAGAATGTTTAGGCTTCTGGTTTCAGATATAGGTATACCTATACGGTAATCCATATGTTCCATGTGTTCCCACAAGGATTCATTAATTGGCAATGCATTCTCTGATTCGCTCATCTATCCAGTTGCTCCCTAATTTAGTAACGATACTGTTGACATCTTCGCCTTCTGGCATACTAATGATATTAACATTAGGTAGTTCTCTACTTATTTTCTTACCAAACTCCTGCCCTGCTGCATCTCCATCAGCAAGTACGATAACAATATCAAAGTCATCTAAGATTCTAGTGTAATGAGACTTCCAATTGTTAGCACCTGGTATGCCAATGGTGGGGTGTAATGTTTTAACTGACATGATGATACAATCAAACTCACCTTCAGTTACACATATATATTTATCTGCAACAAAGCATGCTTGTGTATTAAATATCGTAGTCTTAGCACCAATCAGACCCATATACTTAGGGTCTTCGCCGTGCATACTGCGGAACCGTATATCTACCACGCCTGATGGCGTGATGTACGGTATAGATAGCCTACCTTTGTACTGCTCATGACCTGGCAGTGGTTCGTCTACCACCCCCAGATGAAAGATGTTGGCTTCTTCTACCGACAGACTGCGCTGGGCTAGATACTCTTCTGCCAGTTGAACTTTGCTTGCGTACTGCTGTGTTGCCCGAAGCAAGAACTGTTTGTGCGAACTCGATAGCCTCACTAAACGAACATCCTCTCTCATGTTGTATCAAAGCATAAGTGTCACCTTTAACGTCACACCCATGACATTTAAATATATTCTTATCAAAGTTTACTGCTGCACTTGCATGGCTATCGCTATGAAAAGGACATTTCATCTTGCGCCAGCCACTACCTACATTGGGTACTTGTGCACCCATATAGTTTAAGAACTCTTCAATGCTTGGCTTGTCGTCCATCTAGTGCACTCCTTAGTAAGTCCACCCACACATGACCAGGCATAGTGCAGTACCAATCGCTAGGACTTCCCTTACCCTTGCGCTTGTGCCACACTACACCTGTCCATGCTTTATCGTTAGCCATTTCGACTAACAATTCTTCTGTCCATTCTGCTAACTTCATTGTTGCATGATTCTTAATCTCAATTGTACATCCAGGTATACCTGAGATGTCACCTTTATCTAGGGTAGCACCAGCCAATCGTCTATCTACATAAGGGAACCATTCTTTAAGGTATGCAACTACATCTCGTTCTGCACCTGCACCTTTGGCTTTGGCTGCGCTACTCACCTAAATAACTTACAATCATTTTAATCGTTGAATGAACATTACAATCACAATCATCTGATGTATCTCTATCATCAAAGTGTGCAAGATTGTCATCATATATATAATCAAGTAGTTCATGAATTGTATATGGTTTGTATGTTGTTTTGCTCATTCGTTAGGTTCGTCTCTAACTTCTGTTAGTTCCCAACGTCCTGTCTCTGCTTTCTTTGCACGTTCTTCTGCTATTTCTAGTGAAGAAGCACGGATAACTTTTACTTTATACTGCGAGTATGTGACTCTATACTTAGGCATCAGTTGATTCCTCTATTTCTTTTAGTGTATCCCATAAGATAGGCTCTAATGCTTTTGCTGCTTCATCTAATTTATCTTGTAATGTTTTACTCATACTATCATCTCCTGTTGTCTGTAGTCTGTGAGTATATCTTCTAGATACATAGCACCAGGCTCAAAGGACAAAGAGATATACTTCTGTCCTGTGTGGTCTGCTCTACCATACCTATTCTTAACTGGTGCAACACATAAGTATAAGTCATTACCTTGTTGCATCTGTCCTACTGTTAATACCATTGCTGGTACCTGACTGACCATACCCTGTAATGCTGAGCGTGGTTGACATGGGTATCCGAATGCACCTTCTTTAGTATGATGAAGAACTAATACGCATGCATTGGTATCTCTTGCAAGATACTTTAACTCTTTCATAACTGCACGCATGCCTGCAAATTCCTCATGTCCATCAATGGCTATGTCCATAAGGTTATCTACTACTATAAGTGTGGGGCTTCTGCCCCATATAGTTTCAAATGCAGCAACCTCTTCATCTAAATCTTTGAGTGTAGGTGTAGGTTCAAATGACCAGTAAAGATTACCAAACTCTTGCAACATTTCTTCTGCTTTAACTGGGTTAGTAGTAAGCATATGTTCTGCTGCTGTTTGATTTATCTTTGCTTTCATTGCGAGTAATCGCATAGCCATTGTATGTGCATTAGTATCGGCAGAGAAATATAGTGTTGGTTGCTTGAGTCTTGCTGCGATATGTAATGCAATGGATGACTTACCTGCACCTGGAGTACCAGCAATTACTGTTACTTCAGCACGGCGAAGGATGATTCCTTCCCGTTGAAAAGCCTGAAAGGTAGGCGGTAATGGTTCACCGCCCACCTCTGGCTTGCCTATACTACGGCGTAATGTTTTCAAGTAGTATCACAATCTCTTTCTGATATTTCACCACATTCCATGCACGATGATGCATTGCATGATGGGTAGTGTTCTTCTTTATCGCAGTTATCCATTACGGATTCTGCATTACAACATGGTGTACCTGTTGCCATGTTAAGCCTTTGTCTGGTCTGCTTGGAATGTATTCCATTCAGGCTGACCTTGCTTAACATACTGAGTAGTACACTTAGTCATATCACCTTGTTTTGCTGGACAGAAGTATCCTTTGTATGGACCAAACTTGCCAGTTAATCCATGTATACGTGTCATAGTTCCATGTACACACATACGTGAACCCATACTTGGTGCTGCTTGTTGAGGCTGTACAAACTCAACGTTACCTAATTGCGTAGCAATTGTTGCTATCTGTGGGTTAGGTGGTACTGCTGTGTTGGCTGGTCTAAGTGCTGCTTCTAACTCTTGCACTGCTGATGTTAATGATGCAAGTGTTAGTGCAATCACTTGGTCTAGTTCTTCGGCATTAGATGCACGTATAGTAACTAGTGTTAATGCTGGTGTCTTAGCGGTGATACTGATTGGTGCTTCGGTATGTGTCATTTGTTCTCCTTGATAGATGTGACTAGTGTCTTCTTAGAATCTCGGAAGGCACGGACTTTCATTGCTAACTCTATACCTTTCCAACCTTGTTTAATATCAACAAAGTGAAGTTCACATTTGCCACCGCCTGCTGGTAGGTGGACAATGATTCCTCTGTCTTGGTTGACACTTCCCCAAGTCGAACGGGTTGCCGTAGCAGGGTCGTACGGCAAGCCGTGCGCATATACTGCCAATTGCATAGCAATTTTATTAGGGTAGGAAATACTACCAGTCTTTAGGTCAGAAATAAACAACTCGCCTTTATATCTAACGATACGGTCAGGTGTACCTGCTATTTTATACTTGTCTAGCACGCAGAACTGTTCAATGAATACATTCTCAAAGTCTTTAGTTGCATCTGCATATGCTTGTATATCTGCAATGTAATCTTCTGGTATAACACCAAGGTCTTCACCTCTATCATGCTTTTCTGTTAGTGCATGCAGTGCTGTACCAATAGTAGCCTGTGTTGTTGCACCTGCTGCTTCCATTGCATCTTCAACTAACTTATCCATCTCTAACTTATTATCTCTGTATGCTGATGCTGCTAATAATAAATCAGGGCGTAGTGTTAATCCTGCTGCAGCCATGCGTAACTTCCATGCTACTAATCCAGTGCCATCATCTAGTGAACCTGCAACTGTAGTGGTACGTGTATATGGTACTGGTTTGCCACCTTTTGGTGGCACTACCATTGGTCTACCGTATCTATCTCTAGGTATTTCTACTTCTGCCATGTTTCTCCTTTGATTAAACCAGTGAGAGTAGGACAAGGAGAGAGCCAAAACCTACCGCTCACTGGTTGTCCCATCATAGCATAGATGACGGTCTATGCATTGATGTCGTTGCCGCAATGCGGACAGGGTTTAGGTTTCCTGCCATGCAATTCCGCAACTACATTTGCTGCGTTATCAGGGTGATAGTAAACTTTGCATCTGTTACGTACTACATTACTACGTATGATTGCTCCCTTTTTATGGAGCACTGATAGTACTCCACTTGCACTGCCATGATGTATCTTAGCCAACTCTGCTAACTCTCTCCATGTTAGCCCTTGTCTGTATACTTTTAGCATTTCTAATGTGTTCTCTTGATTGGTTTGTTCGTTACCAGAGTGCAGGTTATTTAATGCTCTAGCCTTAGATGTATCAGTGCCTGACCAGCCTGCTGTGCCTGCGTATGGTACATATGCTGTGCTCATTAGTCCTCTAATCTTATCTCTGATACTTCAATTAAGTCTACTACTAGGTCAGATGTTGCATAACAATCAACTGATAAATTATCTGCAATTATAGATTCAATATCATCTTCATCTTCTACTTCAATAGTAAAGGTACCTGTAACTGTAAAGTTTCCAGAGTATCTGCTTGTAAGTTTGTCGCATCCGC